GAGTATGTTAAACGGTAAGGACCCGATCACGAAAAAAGGGGCGTGTGAGATGTTGAATATCTCATATAACACTGCTCGCCTGAATAACATCATTCAGCAGTACGAAGAAAAGATGGATTTTACCGAAAAGAGGCGGTCTGCAAACCGTGGAAAACCGGCAGAAAAGATGGAAATATCTCAGGCAGTGCTCTCTTACCTAGAAGGTGGCAGCATTGCAGAGATTGCAAAGTCTTTGTATCGTTCTCCCTCTTTTGTAAAGTCTATTATTGAAAGGCTTGGAGTCCCTACTCGAAGAAAAAAAGATGAGAGACAACACCCTTTATTCTTACCAGAAGAGTGTGTTGCCGAAGACTTTGAAGTAGGAGAACGAGTTTGGTCTGCTTCATATGATGCCCCGGCACAAGTAGGTGGACGACTAGATGATAGTATATATATGGAAAAGTACGGCAGTCCCTGCTATAAAATCTATGTATTCGAAAAAGTCGATACCTCTAATAGCTGGTTTCCAGGTGTAGAAGTAGGTGGCTTTAATGCATGCTGTCTTGCGTATGACTTAGGAAAGCTGTCTCACTTAGCAGAGGCAGGTGTAGACCTTCAGAGGATTTAACTATGTGGACTCATTATTGCACGGTAGAAAACAGGTATCCATACCTAGAAGACTGGGACGTTTGTTCGTATTGTCAGCTTTCTAAGGATCAAAGCCGTAAATACCACAACTACCCTGGTAAACACTGGATATACCCAGCGAAACGCTTTGTTAGCTGGCCGGAGTCTCAGCGGTATTATTACTACTTAGACAAAAATAACTCTTGACATGAATGTCAAAATCTCCTATAATGTACTCTAAATCTTAGGGAAATAAGTTTCCCAAACAAAAACCAACCAAAAAGGACACAAAAAGTGGCTTGGGATCAAGAAAAGAAAGACGCAGTAATCGCAGCATATCAGGATCAGGATCCTACTTCCGAAAACTCCATTGAAATCGTGAAAGAACTTGCAGGAGAATATGAAGAGTCTCCCAACGGAGTTCGCATGATTCTTAGCAAAGCCGGAGTATATATCAAAAAGTCTCCGGCAACTCCTTCCACAAAGGGTGCTGGCGATGGCGGTGGCGGGGGTACTCGTATCTCTAAAGTTGCTTCACAAGAAGCACTTGTTTCAGCTCTCACCGATATGGGTGCAGAGGTTGACGAAGAGATCATCAGTAAGATGACCGGTAAGGCTGCACAGTACTTCACCACGGTGCTTCAGCTCGGCAATAGTGGGCCCGTCGATGGTCCTTTTAATTATAATACTCCTGAACAGGATACGGCGTCCTTCGCCACAAAAGGCGAGGATGCTTGCTAGCCTGTTTCCGACTTATTATCTAGCTTTGAATAGCTAGACGGGGTTTGGCCCACCTTGTTATCCAAAGGGCCCTTATTTCTCCTAGAAGGGCAGTAAAAGATTTTGCTAATCTACTAGGAAGAGGTAATGAGAAAGCAAGAGTTAATAAATTTGGTCACCGAATATGGTGATGCAATTATCACTTACAAAAGTGAAAACTCAAAAAGGCTAAAGTATAACGTTTGTACGCTAGACTTTAGCACCCCATATATTCAAAAGAAAGCTAATAGGGCGGAACAGTCTGAAGGGACTCTTTTGCTCTTTTGTTGGGATACGGACTCGTATAGGCTGCTAAAGCCGTCTAACGTAAAAAGTGTTCTTCCTTTGTCTTCGATTCTAAAGAACGAGGGCTAAATGGAACTCCATGACGCACCCTCCGCTTTTGAAAAAGTAATACACATAGACGAAGAGAAGAATATTCAGGTAAGGCTCTCTGTAAATACTTTCAGAGATATAGAGTATCTTCACCTTCGTAAGTATTACTTAGACTTTGATGAAGAGTGGAAGCCTTCAAAAGAAGGTATAGCTATGGAGTTAGATTTCAATAACTCCAGGGAACTTTTCGCAGGTCTAGTAGAGATACTTTCACTGGCAGAAGCAAAAGATATACTAGAGACTTACTTCAAAGATTATTTGGATGAGATCTATAATTAAATCTTGACTTTCTCCCCTCTCGGCTGTATAATATAGGTTCATTCAGTGAGAGAAGCTATGGAACTTTTAGATTATCTTAGCGACATGTACTACAGAGGTAGTCCTGTCGTATCGGATGCTGAGTTCGACATTTTGTGTGCGGCATACAACTATGGTGCCGTTGGACATAAGATTACGGATGGAGTCCCTCACTTCATTCGCATGTACTCTCTGCAAAAAGTTTTTACAGACAAAGAAGTTTCGGATTTCTCCGAAGGAAGAACTGTCATAAAAACTCCCAAGCTGGATGGTGCGGCTGTCTCCCTTCTCTATGGAGGGGGTACACTGCTACTAGCTTTAACAAGAGGAGACGGAAATCTAGGTAGGGATGTTACAGATAAGTTTCTGTCTCTTGTTCCTCAGTGTATTTCTTATACCGATAAGCTAGTACAAATCACAGGCGAAGTGGTAGCTCCCAAAGAAATTCCTAACTCTAGGAACTTTGCTGCGGGGTCGCTGAATCTAAAGGACGTGAACGAGTTTTATAGCCGTCCGCTTACCTTTGTAGCCTATGATTTACAAACGGAGGGAGAACCTGAAAAGGAAACTTATTTTGATACCTTAAATCTTCTCGAAGAGCTTGGATTTCAAAGTGCTCTAGGCAAAGGCTTAGAGGACGAGTTCCCTACCGATGGAGAGGTTTTTCGTATAAACTCTAGTACTTTGTACTATAATATGGGGTTTACAGCACACCACCCAAGAGGGAGTGTAGCTAGAAAAGACTTGAAAGAGGGGGTTCTCTCTCGACTTTTGGATGTTGTGTGGCAAGTAGGAAAATCAGGAGTTGTAAGTCCAGTAGCAATTCTGGAACCCGTTAATATTAACGACGCTACCGTTTCTCGTGCAACGCTGCATAACATTCAATATATTCGTGCATTAAACCTTGAACTGGGGTGTCAAGTAGAAGTTATTCGTAGTGGTGAAGTTATACCGCGGATTGTCAGACGTGTTGACTAGTCTGACATCAGAAAAAATAGTTCTTGACAAAAACCTCAAAATTTCATATAATATGTGTTCAATTTCAATGAAAGGTTCCAACATGACAGAAATCGTTCCCCCCACAGAGTGCCCTAGCTGTGAAGCTGCACTTGAGTGGTCGAACGATTTACTCTATTGTAGGAATACTGACTGCTTCTCTCAATCTTCAAGGAAGATAGAGCACTTCGCTAAGACTTTGAAAATCAAAGGGCTTGGCCCCGCCAGTATACAAAAGCTGGAGTTATCAGACTTTGCAGATATTTATACCCTGACAAAGATGATGATAGCAGAGGCTCTCGCTTCTGAGAAGGTTGCAGAGAAGCTATTTTTTGAAATTAGAAACTCGGTAAATGCAAGTCTAAACTTACTTCTACCGGCACTAGGTATTCCTTTGGTTGGCAAGACAGCTTCCGCTAAACTTTCATCAATCTGTAAAAACATTTATGATGTAAACTATGAAAGTTGCCAAAAAGCGGGTCTTGGACCAAAGGCTACTCAGTCGCTATTAAATTGGGTAGAAAATGAATACCCTTTCTGTGAACTACCACATAGTTTCAAGTTCAACCAACCAACAGCACAACCCTCTGTTCAGGGAGTAGTCTGTATTTCTGGTAGACTAAAGAGTTTTAAGACGAAAGCAGCGGCAGCAGAAGCTCTGAGTGAGCAAGGCTACCTTGTGAAGTCGTCTATAACAAGGGATGTTACGCATCTAGTAAACGAAAGTGGTATCGAATCAGCAAAGACTCAAAGAGCAAGAGACTCTGGCATTATTGTTATTACACATTTAAAAGACCTTATTGGAGAAACACATGGCATTGCCTAAATGGACTGACGAGCGCACTGAAGACCTCGTACACTTTGTAGGTGACGAAGAACCTATCTCTCAAGCAACTGTAGCAGAAGCTGCTGATTTGCTTATAACCTCTACTCGTTCTATCTCGAGCAAACTGCGAAAGATGGGTTACGAGGTATCACTAGTATCCGCCTCTGGGGGTCGTAGCTTTAGCGACGCTCAGGCTTCAACTCTCTCTGCATTCGTGCAGGATAACAGTGGCGAATACACCTATGCTCAAGTAGCTGAGCATTTTGAAAGCGGGACTTTCAACAAAAAGCAGGTTCAAGGAAAGATCCTGTCTATGGAACTCACGGACCACGTGAAGCCGGCTCCCAAAGTGGAAACGGTTCGGACCTATTCCGAAACAGAGGAGGCCCAGTTTATCACAATGGTAAACGACGGCGCTTTTGTTGAGAATATCGCTGACGCTCTCGGTCGTGAGATTCCTAGCGTTCGTGGTAAAGCTCTCAGCTTGCTGCGTATGGGTGTGATCGACGCGATTCCGCGTCAAGAGCACACCAAAGGCACTGCGAAAGAAGACCCCTTCGAAGGGATCAATGGCATCGAAGAGATGACCGTAGAAGAAATTGCTGATACAATCGGCAAAACCATTCGCGGTGTAAAAACGATGCTTACCCGTCGTGGCCTTACTGCTAATGACTACGATGGTCGTGCTCGAAAAGAAAAAGCCGCAGGCTAATTCTTTTTTGTAAGCCCCCTGCTTCGGTGGGGGGCTTTTTTAAGCCTCCTATTTCGGTGGGGGGCTTCTCTTTGCAAGTTTTTCGGGGGGAAGTTTGAACTTAGCGAGCGCACTTATAAAACAAGTGCTTATGCTTCAGGACTTTGAGACCTGGAGTAACGTTCGTCGAGATTATTTACCTTCGCAGTATCATACTATTTTTTCACAAATAGAGAAACACTCGAGTAAATATCACAAACTCCCCACCTTTGAGGATTTAGAACTTAGTCTACGCGATTCTGCAACTCTTGAAAAGCTTTATGCTATTCAGTCTGTAGAGGTAGAAGCAGACGCATATATGCTTCTGGAGTATCTCAAGAATGAGTATACTCAAAAAGAAGTCCTAGACTCCCTCGAGAACTATGTAGAGAATTCTGTGTCTTTTGAAGATGCAGAAGAAAGTGTGTCTCACCTGCATCAGATTGTTATTGATATAGAAGACAAGGTAGACCTGCAGAAACCTGAAGAGAGTATGCAGCGTATTCCTTTGTTTGATTCCGATGATGATCTTGACAAGTTCATTCCACTTGGCTTGAATGCTGAGTATGATGATATGTTTACTTTTTCACCCACAGACTTAGTTCTGATTGGGGGTAGAAGAGGTGCAGGTAAGTCCATTACGTGTGCAAATATTGCTCATAACATCTGGAAGTCTGGTCGCTCAGCACTCTATTTTACTATAGAAATGCCCAGTCGTCAAATTCTCCAGAGACTTTGTTCTATTGCCACAGGCTTAGATTTTGGCAAACTTAAAACTAAAAACCTTTCTATATTTGAATGGTATGCAGTTGCAGAATGGTGGGCAAGTCGCTTTGTAGAAAGCGAACCAAAACTCGAGGACTATAAAGTCCATAGAGACTTCGATAAGTTCCATCATGATCTCACAACTACCTGTGAGCTTCACCCTACTAATCAGCTAGATGTAATTTATGATCCGAGCCTTTCTTTGTCTCGTATTCGAGCGGAGCTTGATAAAAAGGTTGAAAACCTAGATACAGGTGTAGTCCTTGTTGACTATATCAACCAAGTAAAGCGTGGGGGTCTAAATACTCGAGCCGGTCAGTTTGACTGGACGGAACAAATAGAAGTAAGTAAAGCCCTCAAAGGCATGGCACAAGAGTACAACTGTACGGTTATCTCACCATACCAAATTGACGCAACTGGCGAAGCACGTTTCGCTAAAGGTATTCTGGATTCGGCAGATGCAGCGTACACTTTAGATGCTTACACTGAAAAGGATTCTTGTATAACCTTCAAGTGTGAGAAAATGCGTAACGCAGGTATGCGTCATTTCACGTCTGAGTACAATAGGTCTAGTCTTCGTATTGGACCGAATAGTGCTCTTCCTCCTGGAGATAAAACTTCTGATGACTCTGAAGAGGGTCCTAACCAAGATGATATCTTTGAACTATGAAACTGATATATTTGTTTGACAGAGAAGAAGAAGAAGAAGAAAAACCTATTACTTTCTGGGAAGCCCTTTCCTAAAAATAGTTCTTGACTTTACATATAAAAGCGTATATAATATTCCAATGAAAGAAACGAACAAAGAGTGTGAGGTTAATAGAGACGATGTGGGCAAACTGCCGGTTCGACTATCATTCTCAGACTATCCCCAGCTAAAGGAGCTTGCATGGCATGTGCAGGGGGTTGATGAATTATCTCCTATTGAGGCCCACTCAATCTATGAGCGTAACAAGCGCTTCTTAGATATTGAAAACCTTAGTGACAGTGAGCAGGAGCTTATCGAGCTACTTGTCGCTACCTTTGATGTTTCATATAATTGACAATGTATATTATATGAAACAAAATGAAGAAAAATTCCGACTTTTACGTCGGCTGCAGGAAGCTTTGTTAGACCAAAAACTTAAGCAGGCTGGTGATATAATAGCCGAACTTCGTGCTATGCCGCTTTCTTACTTAGAAACAGAACTGATAGCGAATTACGAAGTTCTCATCCACAGAACAAAAGAAAAAGGTCGTCGATGGGGCCTTGATATCTGGCGATTCGGATAATGACAGTAGAAGAACTATTAAGCTCTAAGCAACTTCCTTACATGATAAAAGGAAATGATTATGTAGTACACTGTCTTAACCCTGAGCACCCTGATCGAAACCCTAGCATGAGAATTGACCGTATTGACGGTAGGTTCAATTGCTTCTCGTGTGAGTTCAGAGGTAATATCTTTACTCACTTTGGCGAAGTCGCAACGGGGTTGCAGGTCCAAAGAAACGCTCTTATAGAAAAAATTCGACAAAAGCGAGCGGAGTCTATCGGTTTGGAAATGCCTGTAAACTACCTACCCTATGTAGGAAACTGGAGAGATATTTCTCCAAAAACATATGCAAAGTTTGACGCATTCCAACATAACGACTCAGACTTTACGAATAGAATTAATTTTCCTATTCGAGACCTGTCAGGAAAGATTGTAGGGTTTCAAGGTAGACACACAGGGGACGGTGTTCCTAAGTATAGGTTCAGCCCTCCCGGTGTAAAAATTCCATTATTTCCAAGAGTTCTTCCTCGACACGGAGAAGTAGTTCTTGTAGAAGGTTTGTTTGACATGCTCAACCTTCATGACAAAGGTATTGATAATGCTATTTGTTGCTTTGGCACAAATAACATTAACGAAGATAAGCTAAATATTCTTCGTATGCAGAATGTCCATCAGATAGCTGTATTCTTTGACGGGGATGACCCCGGACAAAAAGCAGCAGAAAACGTAAAGAGTATGTGCGAGAAACTTGATCTCACCTGCCGGAATATTCATATCTCTGATTTGGATCCCGGCGCACTTACTCGATCCCAAGTAGAAAAATTGGAGAAGAGATTATATGCCTAAAGTTGCATTAGTAGAAACAAAAAGCTCACGTACAGACTTCCTTCAAGAGTTTGACAACGCATTTGAATTCGATCAATACCAGTTGTGCTCTGATACTTCTATCAAGAAGCCTCTCAAGCGTGACTGCGACATTGACATTGACACCAGTCTATATGACTGGATTGTTCTCGTGGGCGCAGATGCCCTCAAATACTTCACAAAAATTAGCTCAGTTACAGAATTCTCAGGACGGAAAGTAGAGAGCAAGTTCCTTCCTGTAATCAATCCTGCCATGCTTTCTTTCAAGCCAGAGGCTCGTAGAACATGGGAAGATTCCAAGAAAAGAATTATTCAGTACATCAACGGCGAGATCGAAGATGTAGTGATTAATGACAGTATTGCTCGCGGTATTCAAGATACTGAAGAAGCAAAAGAGTGGGTTCTTCAAGCTCAAGCACACCCCGGCGAGTATATGGCTCTTGACTCAGAGACAAACGGTCTCTATCCTCGTAACGGCCACATGTTAGGTCTTTCCATGTCTTACAACGGTGAGCATGGCGTCTATATAGACGTAGAGTGCCTAGATGATGAGCTAGAGGATATGCTAGCAAAACTGTTTAGAGAAAAGATAATAATCTTTCATAACGCAAAGTTTGACTTGGCTTACTTCAAGTATCATTTCAACTTTGAGTTTCCTAGATATGAAGATACAATGCTTCTTCACTATCTCATAGACGAAAATCCCGGCCATCACGGTCTCAAAGAGCTGGCTCTTAAGTTCACTCCCTATGGGGACTACGAAAAACCTATGTACGATTGGATGGCTAAGTTCAAGCGTGCAAATGGGTACAACAACGCGAGCTTCGAGTGGAATATGATTCCTTTTAGTGAGATGTATACGTATGCAGCTATGGATGCTGTATGTACTTATCTTCTCTTTGAGAAATTCGTAAAAATCAAGCAAAACCCAAAACTCAAGTCAGTATATGACAATATCCTTATTCCTGGGTGTAGCTTTCTTATTGATGCCCAAGATAACGGTGTTCCTTTTGACAAAACTCGACTATATGCTGCACAGAACCTTATGCAGCAACAGATTGACGAAGCTGTGGCGGGGTTGTCTAAATTCCCAGAGATAGCAAAGTTCGAGGAGTATCAAGGCAAAGACTTTAACCCGAATAGCACAGTTCAACTTCGAGCTTTGCTGTTTGACTTCGTAGGTCTTAAACCCACTGGAAAAAAGACCGGTACAGGTGCACATTCTACGGACGCAGAAGTCCTTCAACAATTGGCAGAACAACATGAAATTCCTAGATATATTCTCAACATACGTCAAAAATCTAAAATTAAAAACACTTACCTTGATAAGATTCTACCAGAACTGGATATGGATGGGCGACTTCGTACCAATTTTAATCTTCATGGCACTACTTCTGGTCGTCTCAGTAGCAGTGGCAAGCTAAACATGCAACAGCTTCCTCGTGACAATCCAATTGTCAAGGGATGCATTAAAGCCACAGAAGGCCATAAGATTGTTGCAATGGACTTGACCACTGCAGAAGTTTATGTTGCTGCAAAGCTCGCTGGAGATAAAGCACTCCAAGAAGTGTTCCAGAGCGGTGGTAACTTTCATAGTACAATCTCGAAGAGAGTGTTCGCGCTTCCTTGTGCAGTAGAAGACGTTGCTGAGTACTACCCTACTCAAAGACAGGCTGCAAAAGCAGTAACGTTTGGTATTATGTATGGAGCAGGGCCAAAGAAAATTAGTGAGCAAGTCACCAAAGACTCAGGTAAGTTCTTTAGTATATCAGAAGCAAAGGAAGTCATTGACGAGTACTTTTCTGCATTCCACCAGCTCAAAAGGTGGATTGATAGTAACGAAAGACTTATCAAGAAAAATGGCTTCGTATACAGCTTCTTCGGAAGAAAGAGGAGACTTCCTAATATCACTTCTGAGGATTCTGGGATACGTAGTCATACTATACGGTCTGGATTGAACTTTCTTGTTCAGTCTCCTGCATCCGATATTAATCTTCTTGGTGCAATCGATACTCATCGCTATGTAGTAGAGAATGAGATGAAAGCTAGGATCTTT